GAAACAGGAACACCGTTCTCGACTACCGGCACCGCGACCCTTGATTTCTATTATGTGGTAGGTCCAGCTTTGCAACTTCCTGGATATGGATGGGGAACGGGACTATATAGTGGTAGTGTTACTTCAACCACTACGACCATGAATAATGGCGGAAATTTATTAGTTGGTGCTACTTCAGTCACCCTTACATCCAGTGCTTCTTTTCCAGCCACAGGAACATTATTTATAGGTACAGAACTTATGACCTACACAGGAAATGATACAGCAACCGGTGTAATTTCTGGTTTAGGTCGAGGAGCAGGAGCCACAACGGACGCTGAACACACGGATGGGGCCACTGTTACCAACGCTACTGATTATGTGGGATGGGGAAGTGCATCCTCTTTTGGAATTATTATTGATCCCGGTCAATGGAGATTAACTAACTTTGGGCAGAAACTATTAGCTTTAATTTTTGATAGTGTAGCCGTTGAATGGGATCCTTCTGCTGGCGACGCCTTAAACACAAGAGCTACTCTGATTACAGGAGCTCCAACCGCTTCGCGAGACATGCTGGTATCCACATCGGATCGACATCTATGTTTTTTTGGAACAGAGACTACAATCGGTACTACTTCGACTCAAGACGATATGTTTGTAAGATTTTCTGATCAAGAAGATATCAATACTTATACTCCCACCGCTATTAATACAGCAGGTACACAACGACTTGCGGATGGTTCAAAGATTATTGGAACACTACGCGGTCGTAATGGTAATTATGTCTGGACCGATACAGCTATGTTTTCAATGAGATTTATTGGAGCTCCTTTTACTTTTGGTTTTGAGCAGGTTGGAACTAACTGTGGACTTATTAGTCAACACGCAGCCCTTGAAGTTGATGGTATTATTTACTGGATGTCTGAAGATAGTTTCTTTTATTTTGATGGTTCGGCGGTTAAAAAATTACCTTGTTTAGTTGAGGACTATGTTTTTGATAGTCTTAACAACGATGCTGAACTTATTGTCTATGCGGGAGTTAATGATAGATTTAATGAAATCACATGGTTCTATCCTTCTGGATCTGCCACTACTTGTGATCGTTCCGTAACTTATAACACTAGAGATTCACAAAATATTCCTGGAGGTGTGTGGATAACAAACGATGCTTCTTTATTAAAAAGAACAACCTGGGTGGATCAAGGAGTGTTTGGTGCTCCCTATGCTACTTCTTATGATACTAGTGAAACCCCTACCCAAGGATCTATTTCGGGGGTTGGTGCAGGAGCCACTACTTATTATTCTCAAGAAACAGGAACGGATCAAGTTAAAAGTGGAGGAGCTACAACGGCTGTTGCAGCCACTATTGAATCAGGAGATTTTGATATTGATCAAACCGGTAATGTCACAGGTGCTGGTGAATTTATGTGCCGTATCAGTCGCTTTATCCCCGACTTTAAAAATCAAGTTGGTGATGCGGAGGTTTCTATTATGTTAAGAGATTTTCCGTCGGATACACGAGCGTCTTCGGCTTCAGGTCCTATTATTACTGGACCTTTTACTATTACAACGAGCACTACACAAGTTAATTGTAGAGCACGTGGACGAGCAGCTTCTTTCAAGATTGCTAATACTGGAACAGGTCAAACATGGAGATTTGGAACATTCCGTGCTGATATTCATGCAGGAGGAAGAAGATAATGGCAAAAATTAGTGAAATTGTATCCCAAGCTACTCCTTCTTATCAACCGGATAATTTAAATCAATTTGGCAGAGATATTAATAATATCATACAAAAACTAAACACAACTTATCCTTCTCAGATTATAGACAACACAGAGGCGGAGTCTTTCTTCTTCAGTGGCTAAAAAAGGTAATATTTTTGGTTATGTCCATACAGCACGCACACCTATTAAAAGGCGGGGGAGACACACAAAAAGACTTAACAAACACGTAAAAAGACTGTATAAGCAACGCTATCGTGGACAGGGACGCTAATGGCAAATAAATTTATTAATACTCAATTTGATTTAAACACAACCAATGCAAAGGTAGTTTATACCTGTCCTGCAGAAACGGTTGCTTTGGTTAAAAGTATTCAATGTTTTAATCTAAGTAGTGGAACCGTCTCCGTAAGTGCGGCGATTACTGATGCGTCCGATACTACTACTTACAGTTTTTCTAAACGAGTCATGGGGGCCACCACTACTACTGATTTAGTAACCGGACTTAAAGTGTTTGAAGAAAGTGATGCTCTTAAACTTACCGCGACTGGGGCCAGCTTTATTACAGGAACCATAGCTATATTAGAACAGGACCGAACTTAATGGATTATGTAACCATTAATGGTCAACAAGTTCCTAGACACAAGGTAAGATCGGAAACTACTATTACTAATATTAAAACTAAACACATCTATGCAGACGAAGCCGAGGTTGAGGCTGATATATTAAAACAAAATGCTCGCGCGGAGGATATACGTAGAGATGTTAAAATTATAATTCCTAAAGGACTGGACGTATTTGGAAAGAAACCGCTTAAAAAATGACTCCTTTAGGTGGGACAGAATTACAAATGGCGGAGCTAAAGAAAAGACTATCCGCAGATTACTTTAAAAAAATAAACATTACTTTGTCCATTCCCGAAAAGGAACCTATCAACAGAGATAAAATCAATGTTCTCTGGATGAAAAACTCTTACGACCAACCTAACATCGCTCCCTGGTTTAATGAACCAGAAAACTTAAGAAAGTATGACTGGTACGTTTTTAATAGCCATTGGAACTATGAAAAATTTAGGTATCTTTATAAAATGCCTACTCATAAATGTAGTGTTATTAAGAACGCTTTACCTACCATTAAATGGAAAGAACGCAAGCCGTGGAAAGTGGGCGATCCGGTTAAACTGATTCATGTCTCGACTCCTTGGCGTGGTCTTAATGTTTTACTAGGAACCATGGAGTTAATTAAAGATTCTAACATTACTTTGGATGTTTATAGTTCCACTCAATTATACGGAGATCAATTCAAAGAGGCCAACGACAAACGCTTTGAACCGATGTATGAAAAAATGGAAAAGATGCCTAACGTTAATTATATAGGCTACAAACCTAATCTAGAAGTTATCGATGCGATGCAAGAAAGTAATATGTTTGTTTACCCCAGTATTTGGGAAGAAACATCCTGTATCTCGGCAGTCGAAGCCATGGCTACAGGTAATGTAGCCGTTGTTACTAATTTTGGAGCCTTATTCGAAACGTGTACGGACTATGCTTACTATCTTAATTATGAAACGAGCATTTTTACTCTGGCCCATAAATTTAAAGTCATGATTGAATATCTAGCTAAACATCTTCACGAGCCTGAGTTAAAGGAACGTTTAAACGCTCAACAAAAATACTACCGTCATTTCTACGACTGGGACATGAGAGCGGGTGAATGGGAAAGCTTTTTTAAACAAATTTTAAAAATAAAAGGAGTTGCATGAACTATAAGATTGATGAAAAAAGTATTATTAATGAAAAGAATATTTTTGGACAAAACACTAATAAAGGTAATGACGTTATTGAATGGGATAAGAAAGTAGAGAACCCTCCAGTAAAATTATTTTTCACTTCTCCGTGCCACGGAGGGGTCGATATTCATTACATGAGAGCGACTCTGGAGCTTCAGGCGCTTTGTCAACGGAATAAAATTCCCATTACTTTTCATTTACTTCAATCTTCTATTGTCACCCAGGGGCGTAACCTGTGTGTCTCTGCTTTCCTTAAATCAGGATGCACCCATATGCTCTTTGTTGATACGGATATTGAATTTGATGAAACATCCTTATTAACTATGCTTAAAGCGGACAAGGATATTGTCCTTACTCCTTACCCAATGAAGGTTGTGGACTGGGACAAAGCTAAGAATATCAGTAAAAGATCAGGACGCCATATTAGTAAGTGTGGTTATTATTTTCCGATGGCTTTTATTGATCCTGAAAATATTGTCATTGAAAATGGCATAGCAGAAATTAGTAGGGGACCGACTGGGTTCATGCTTCTTAAACGCCAGGTCTTTGAACGGATGGCTAAAGAGTATCCAGAAATGAAAATCAAACAACAAACGATGCTGAACCAACAAATGCATGAAACAGAACACTTCTGGAATTTCTTTGACACAGAGTTTAACAAGGAAAAAGGAACGTTTAAGGGGGAAGACTTCGCCTTTTGTGAACGATGGACGAAGATTGGAGGTAAGCTTTACGCTAATGTCGATGCGTATATTACCCACCACGGAGACTATAGTTATAAGGGTAGGTTTATTGACGAGGGCGCAAAAATTAAGTAAATTGAATACTAACACTGATTTTAACAGGAGGAATTATGGATCCAGCAACACTGGCAATGATGTACGCAATGAACGTCGGAATAGAGGCGTTACAGGGCAAACGAGGTAGTACTTTATGGAAAGACGCATTTAAGGACACAACTACACAAGCATTAACCATGCAATTCACTGGCGGGTTGGATAAAGGTGCGAAAGTGCCACCAGTAGATTCAAATAATTTAATATTAAAAAATGTGGCCGACAAAGGTATCACACAAACAGGCAATAAATTCCTGGCGAATGAAGAATTGCTTCAACAAGCAATTGATAAAGGAAGTCAATCAACAGGAGATAGAGCTGTAGAAACTTTTCTGAAAAGAAACCCACTAAAAAACGTTACAGAACAAAAAATAAAAGACCCTACCTTTTTCGAGAAATATGTGCAACAGCCTTGGGAAAAAACTGCCGGGGTTTTTAAATCTGAGAACCCAGTACTTGGTAGAGATGGACAACCCATCTATGATAAGGCAGGAGAGATGGTTATGCGATCTGAAACCGACCCAGTTAAAGTAGGTCTCGGATCCCTAGGACTCGGAGCAGGACTTTATGCAGCAGGAGCGTTCGACCCGGTTCCACCGCCAGAGCCGAAGTATCCGGGCTACAACAAATTTTACGCAGAAAATCCAGGTCAGTTTATGCCTTATGATGACCCTAATATTGACCCAATTGATTATTCCAAATATCCGGACAAACCGTATAGTGGAATTAAACAGGGAGGCATTATCGGATTACAAGGAGGAGGCGATGTTGAAATGAGTGATAATGATTTTGCATTACTGGTATTTAATAAACCTCTAGACCAACTTTCTCCTCATCAGTTACAAGCACTTCAGCCTTATTTAATAAACAAAGCTCAAGGAGGCATTGCCGCTTTTGCTAAAGGAGGCAGAGCATCCAATCAACCCAATCAAAGTATTGTTGAAGCAACGAGC